CTGTTTTAGGAACAAGTACTGGTTTAGGTGGAGTAACATCCTTTGTTACCACATCTATAGGATCATCTACGATACCCAAAACATTATCTAAAATATCAACTTGTTTCATTATTCTGCATCTGCAATCGTTAATTCGCCTGCTTCTACCTGACGCATGATTTCTGCGTAGTGGCGGTTGGCTGGGTCTAGGGGTACGGACATTTCTACGCCGTCAATGGTGGCTTTGATGCCGTCATTATTGTCGCCTTTATGATTCAAATAGTATTGTGCGTTTGTAATGTTCATTTTTATAACTCCGCATCTAATTCATACGTTCCTTCAAAATAGCCTCTTGCTCCAGTTGAATTACAATACGCTGTTATTTGAATAACATTTTCATTTCTAGGATTAAGTGTTGGGGCTGCAAACCTATAGTAGTAGGCAGATAGTCCAGTCATTGCTGGTGTTGCCCTCATTGTCACTGGAATAGTAAATCTAAGGTAATAGGTCTCACCATTTGTGCAGTCCCCTGCCCAAATAAAATCGTAGTCGGCTCCGGGCTTTTGATAATACCGCTGACAGAGCGCAAGCTCCTCTCCGTATGAACGGTGCTCGAATGGAGTGGCGGTGTCGCCAACTTCTAGTTGAATGCCAGTAATCCAAAATTGATTTGATGTAGAGGACAAGAAATTGCCGCAGTCTGTTATATAGTCTTTTCTTGTGGTTGACCAAGCTGTTGATTCTGTTCCAGAACCAATTCCAGCATCATTCGTGCCATCACCAATTGCAAGAACCCATTGAATAGCTAGGCCTGCACCTGTATTGTTATCTATTTGTGCAGAAGTGCTGCCTGGTATTGTTATACTATATCTCGCCCAAGACGAAGTTCCTGTCACACTAACTGTATAATATTCAATAGTTCCGTCAACAGTATATAACCCGACACTAATTGGTTGTCCATGATTATATTTCATATACCAAGATAAAGTCATTTGTTTTGCAGATGAAGTCCCATAAGACAATCTTTGCAAATCTTGTGCTTCAAAACTATATCGAAAATTCATATATTGGTTGGTTGTGAATGACGCATTGGCAAGTAATGTTGAACATTGCAATTTCCCAGAGTTAGAAAAACCATCAGGCGCATCAGTATCTTGAGAAAAAGTAACAGCACCACCACAACTATTATTGAAGTTACAATGTAATCTGTCAATAGTGCTGTAACCTTCATTTGAACCATTACTAACAGTTGCACTCGTGCCTCTCTGAGCCACTTGCATGGCGCCATTGATAATCATGTTTCTGCGTCCAAGATTTACTGTATTAGCGATCTTTGGAGTAGTCACTGCATCAACCGCCAACTTTGCAGTGGTAATAGAACCATCTGCAATATCAGCGGTTGCAACCCCTGTGTCTCCAATTGATCTAGAATTAATTTTTCTAATTGCCATTTGCGTTTATCCTAAATTCTTTTTACTATTTATTCATCTTGACCAGTTGCAGGATTATATTCTTTTGCATCTTCAAAGAAACTTGTCGTTTCATTAAATCCAAAGTTATCATCATCTGGATCAAAGTCAGTAGCGGCAACTGTAGATGGAGTAGGAGCAACTGTATATCTCTGTTCTCTCTTAGGTGCATTTACAGGCATGTCTGCATATTGATCAACCTGTACAGAGCGAATGACATTTGTAGATGTAATCGGGCCGTACAAGTAGTACTTTGCAGTAAAAGAAAGCGTATAGATAATACTCCTTCTACTTGTAAAGTCACCTTCATAGTCATCTTCATAAGAGATGCTGTTCAATACAATCGGTACATCACGAATGATATCCAGTTCTGGAACTTCTCTTAGTGTTACTGTGTACTCTGGTTGAAAATATGGTAGAATTTGTTCTACAATCTGTAATGCATCATCAGAGTTCTTTGATAAAACATACAACTCAAAGTTAATATTGTAAGGAACGGGCATGAAACCAGACTTAACTTGTTCTGAATCAGTTCCATCTGCAACCTTCTTAACCTTCATTATCTTATTAAGTTTTCTGGTTGAGTCATATGTCAATCCAGAAATCTCAAAACCAATACGAGGAAGTGTCACTGCAACCTTTTTAGAAAGGTTGGGATCTTCTGTAAGTCTCGACAACCATTTCTGTTTAGGGCCATATGCAAGAGGAACTTTCATCGACTGAATGACGTTCCCACTCGCATCTTTCTTTGAAAGTTGAATTTGGTTGAAAAGTGTACCAAACGCAACTACCACATTTCTTGTGGATTGATTATAAAAGTATTGTCCAATCATAGTTATTTCATCCCAGCGTCACCGAATGGATTAGATTCGGTAAAGTCTAATATATTATTATCTGCAAGTTCAAAGTCATCGTTTTGCGAGTTCTCATCAATTTTTGCAACATTATAAGTTTCCAGTATTATATAGGAAGATGCCGCACCCTCTACTGTATTCTCTAATATTAGAGAACCACTCAGAGTTTCGTCCTCAGTAATGATATTATAAGTACCAAGGGCAGCTTCAAGTTCGATAAATCCTTCATTACTTTCTAGTCTTATTTCTTGGTTAAACGCAACAGTCTGTTCAAGTGTCAACTGATGTTGCATCTGGTCAAGAGAACTATCTGTTTCGATAGCATCAAGTTCTGCAATACCAGTGTCAATAACCTCTGAAGCATATTCAAATGTTTTACACTTTAGTTTATATGTAGGTAGATTGTGAACCTGATAAAAAGGATCATCGTGATCTACAAACGTAATCTCAAATAACTTACTTGCCTTTGGGAAGTAAATTAAGTCGCCCTCATTGGGCCGAGAAGATACAATAAGATTATTGTCCACAGAAACAAACTGTTCCCATCTTCTTCTTGCAACAACAAAGGTTGCATCGTCTTGAATGTCTAGTCCAAATTTAGACATGAGTTCTTTTTCACCCTCATATCCATCAATGGTTTCCATGTACATCTCAATAAGGTATGACGATTCAAAAGAAGAACTAATATCTTCTTGCCAAATCGAATCTGTACCAGCCATTTTACGAGGAATATAGTATACATCCTGTCCGTAAATACGCAACTGTTCTATGATTAAATCTTCATAGAGATGTTGCTCTGGAACTGTACCTGTATCAAAATATACATTTGTAGGCATAAAGTTATCCTATCATATGCATAGGCGGTAGTTCATATGCAAGTTGAATCTGTTCTTCCAACTTGTTAATCTCTTCTTGCGCCTGTGTGTAAATTTGTTCACCGTTTAGTGCGACACCACCCAACATCTGAATACCTTGAAACTTAGAAAGGTTTGCACCCCATTGTTTCTTGATTAACTGAGTTGCATACTTCTTCAAGAAGATGTCATCCCAAATATCTGCATATGTGGCCGGATCAAGTTTACGATAACATTCGATAATCAACCAATCATCCTCTACATAGTCTGTCTGAAAATCAGCATCCAAATAAAGTCTGTTTTGGTGTTGGTTGTGACGAATTGCTGTCTCACCAATCAGAATGTGATCTAAGAAATCCAAGTGTTGCATTGTCATTTCATAATGTATTACAGAAGTAGAACTGAAATCATACAAATCATTCAATCTCAACTGATAACGAACATCAAACATGTTCAGTGCTTGTTTGTCTGTAAGAGGAAATACCTTCACGATAGACATGACTGAACTTGGAACAGGAATATAATTTTTCTGTTCATACCAAGTTGCAGTTGTAGAACCGTCAACATCAGTTACAGAAGTTCCAGATGTGTTTCCTCTTGCACGAGTAATATCAGCAGCTGTTAATTGATATTTTAAATATACCCTCTCAATACCATCATAGTGATATTGTGCAAAGTATTGTAGAGCCTCATCAATTCTATCTTCAACCTGATCTGGATCAACATTGATTTCGATCACTGGTTTTCCTAGACTTCTAAGACACCACTCTTTAAATTCTGTTCTTGTTGTTGGTATTGCCATATCTTACCCCAATGCTATCGCTACTGCAATTGCAAAACCTTCTGTGGTGCCACCACCCCCAGCATTCGCAACCTCAACAACAGTACCATCAGTTTTCTTTGTAAAAATCTTTTGATCTGCCGAATTGATTGCAATTTCTCCAACCTCTAGATCACCAGAGGCTGGAGTAGAAGATGCTGTTTCAGAGCGTTTTGGTTTAATTGCAATTGTAGCCATAATCTTCTCTTGTTTTTAATTAATTAAAATGTTCCACCGTCAATACTTGTTGCCCAAGAAATTGTATCGGTAGAAGATGAGTAGAGAAGGAAACCATCATTAACACCACCACCATCTAGAGCTGAGAATGTGTTAGCACTATTTGCAACCATTACAGAACCTTTTGCAGCAGCAGTCAAACCAGTACCACCATATGCGACACCAATAGTAGTACCATTCCAAGTACCAGTTCCAATTGTACCCAAAGTAGTGATAGATGTTTGTCCAACATATCCTGAATCAATATCTACAGCATTTGCAGATACAGAAATTCTATTACTTGTTCCAACAACATCAATCGTGTTACCAGTTTTTGTTAAACCATTACCAGCAGAAATCTGTCCAGCACCAGAGAACTGATCGAATGTAATTGCAGTTGTTCCAAATGTTGGTGTTCCGTTGTGTGTTGCAACGTAACCGTTGTCTGCGTTTGCAGTACCTTCTTCAACGAATGTGAATACACCACCAGTTAGTTCAGCGGCATCATTTGCATCTGGTGTTCTCGTTAGAACAAATGCAGCAGAGCCAGAACCTACTGTAGTAACTTTATAGATACCGTTTTCTTGTGCAGTAGACTGATCTTTAACAAGAACTCTATCATTTAATACAAGCGTAACACCATCAACTGAAATTGCACCGTTTGAGTTTGCAGTAAGAGTACCAGCTCCATTAGCATAGGTTGCAGACAAGTCAGCAGTTGTAGCAACACGAACTGATTCTTTAACATCTAGTCCGTTTGCAACATTGTCAACATATGTTTTATTAACGAGTGAGTCAGAACCAAATCCGGCACGAGCTTCATAACCAGATGGAACTGTAACTGTTCCTGTTCCATTTGGAGAAAGAACCAAGTCACCGTTTGTATCTGTTGTTGAAACAGTGTTTGCATCTAATGTGATATTGTCAACATCAAGTGAAGTGATACCATTCAAGTCTGTTTGTGTTGCACCAAGTGCAACTGTATCAGAACCGATTGTTACAGAACTGTTTACAAGTTTTGCATTTGTGATTGAACCACCAAGTTGTGCGTTAGTGATTGTTCCTGTCAACTGTGTGGTTGCAATCGAAAGTGCAGCCTGATGTTGTGTAACAGAACCTTGTGTGATATTTGCGTTTGGAACATTTGCCCAAACAACAGCAGCAGACAAGTCATTTGTTTCAGCAGTCAAGAAACCAGATGAAGAGTTGTCATAGTTTGCCAAGTTGTTGTCAACAACCAAGTCAATCGCACCATCGCCTGCATCATCATAAGTTGCAGTAATACGAGTGTGTGAACCGTTTGTTACCAACTGTGCAGCAGTAATATCTTCAACTCTCTCTGCATTAAGAGTAACAGCACCACTCGTTACAGTAAAGTCTGTAGCATTAAAAGATGCAACACCTTTATTAGATGAGGTTGCATCTTCACCAGCAATTGTAATTGTGTTGTTTGTTACTGTGGTATCAATACCCTCACCACCAGTGAATGTGATTGTCTCACCAGTAGATACTGCATCATTAGAACCAGTGTCAGCAGCAATCGAAAGTGATTGTGTGACTGTTCCAAAAGATAGTTCACCAGAACCATTCGTTGTAAGGAACTGTCCAGCAGAACCGTCTGCATTTGGTAGTGTAAAGGTTACACTTGCACCCAAAGAGTTTGGAGCTTTCAATGCAACATGGTCTGTTCCGTTTGAAGTTCCTTCTTTGAACTTCATCGAACCACCAGTTGATGAACTGTTACCAACAATGAAATCATCTACTGCACTGTTACTATCAACAAGGATAGCAGAACCAGCAGTCAGAGTTCCAGCGGTATGGTCAATAAGGTCGTTATACGCCTTACCACCGATTAGTTTTACTGTAGAACCATCACCGATATAGAATCTCTCATTGCCGTGGGTATAGGCGAGTTCACCGTCTGCAAGGGATGATGGCGCAGTAGATCCAGTAGATCTTTTAATTTGTAGGGTTAATGCCATTTTTTTATCTTCCTATTGTTAAAAACTTCCACCACTCAATACGAGATTTCCAGTGGTTGTATCAAGTTCGTTCCTTGCAGTCCATTTCTGTGTTGATGATCTCCATTGTAAGAGAGAACCGTCTTGCAGAGGGAATGATGTGATATCCACATCTGCTGCTTGAGACAAATTGTTCTGAGATGAACCTGCTGCACCAGTATCCCCTTTGGGGCCGGGCAATGTTACACGAGTTACTTGTGGTTGATTTCCTTGTGATACAGAACCAACTACACTTCTTGTTGTATTTACTGTTGCAGTAATAGCCATAGTTCTACCTTGATACGCTTGGGTTGACAGTTGCAATACCTTCAACCACTCTTGTTTTGTTACCAGAAGAATCTGTTATGACCATATCATAAACATACCTTCCAGCTTCAAGAGC